CGTAGTCGTAGTAGTAGTGTAACTTAGGTCGTTGGCACGAATTGATTGTTCACTCGCGTGTGTCAGCCTGGTCAAGGGACTAGTTACATAAACATCTGTTACTGACCATATCGTTCCAGATGGTGAAACTGTGACAGGCGTAGCAGTTGTCCCACTAATAGTTAACGACAGTGCACCCACTGGTACAGTTGCTGTAGCCGAAACCGGGATAAACACACACGTTTTACAGATGTCAGTTACGGCTTCTCTTATAAACGTTGTTACACCTGCCGTAGAGGAAATAGTGTCTGCCCCGCCGGTGCCATCCGGTAGCTGACCTAAAACACTAGCGTTAGTTTCGTTAAGGAGCCTGTATGCTTCTTCGCGGACATCCTTTATGGATATAGCCATTACAGTGTTCTCCTGCTGTACACAGCGGCATTAGACTCTAGGATTCCTACTCGATCGAGATACTTTTGCGAGTAAATCTGAGCCGCGTCTCCGTCTTTCATCTGCAATGCTTTTTCCATAAGAACGCCATAAACAACAGCATCATGCGCAGAATCAGGCAAGGGGCAGTTATGTGAGTCCGTTAATGTCACTGGGTTGCCGCTGGTGTCATACAACCAATAATCACCAGGGATTGCATATCCTTCAATCATCAGCCCGTTAGTCGTGCTTGCTGACGGCTGTGGATACAGTTTAATGCGGTTCATTCCAAACACAATAGCGTGTGTTGGAGTAATGTCAGTATCTGTTCGGCGATAGTCCTGTGACCTAGCGTCCGCCCAGTCAATCAACTGGACGCGCTCGTAATCGCCATCTGACTGCAAGGTAAAAATATTCTTCACACGATATAAGTCGCTGTCACAATATTCACTTGTTCCAGCGACTATATCTAAGTAGCGCCTACCAATATAACAGTCGGTCGACCGTGCTATTTGATTTGTGACTTCCACGATGAAGAGGTCGAGACCAAACGGGTCAAGGTCATTGTCACCAGAAAAGTAATGCTTCCCTAGTAACCTTATACGTCGTTTAATCTCGCCTCTTGTCATGTCATCACCTAGCCAATAACAGCAGCATCACGTCCGTATGCAATGGTTGCAGAGGTAATGATAAGCTTACCGTTTCCAGTAGCACCTTCAACGTTAAGCCGCAGGCTGCCTGCATAGTTCGCTGCGATTGGAACTGAACAAATACGCCCAAAGCCTACCTTAGTAAACACTGTACTGGTTACAGTGCCACCAATTGTCAACGGAGTGCTTGCAACGCCGACACCAGAGTACAGCGCACCTGGGCCAAGACCAATTGTAAACTGGTTGTATGCCGGCACACTAAGCACTTGGTATACAGCGTTTACGATTGCCGTCTGACCATTAAGTGTCATAGACCCAATTGTTGACATCGCAATAATGTCACCAACCGCAAAGTTGTGTGATTGCAGTACGATGGTAGGTGTAGTGCCTGCCGATGACGCTTGAATTGGCGCTCCACCCAACGTAGCCGACAACTGTAGGGTTGTGGTTGTGCTGGACACAACAAAGAAGTTTGTTGATGCAGCAAATCCACCGGGTGTACCAGTGACCTGTACGACACTACCAATTGGAAGTGGATACGTCAGTGCAGCTGCGAGCGTAATTGTTGGCACCGTCGTCGAGAACGTTGCAGATAGACCAGTAGCCGGCGCAACCGTCATCACGTTACTAGCAACACTAGCAACAGTCGACGAATACACAGGACCCATAAGTGCACCTGTAGCAACGGTTGAACCAACCGTATAAGCTACTGGCGATGCTACTGTTGCATCATTTGTTCCCTGCACCGTAAACCTAAGTGCGCTTGTTGATGCGTATGCTTCAGTCACACAGTACGTAATACGAGCATACAGCTGGTCACGACTGCCACTGTGAAGTTGTGGGACAGCCGATGTACCAGGTGCAGCTGCATCTGCCTGCGCACCAAATGCAGCAGCGTCAGCAATGGTGTTTGTAAACCCACCAAAGTTCATCCACAAAGATGTACTGGATGTGTTTGCGTTAGCCGCGCCAATGATTGTTTGAACGGCGTTCAAAATTGGCTTTACACCCGTTACCGAGTTATCCCACTTAAATGTGAGTTTTGCGTCTCTTGCCATATCTATTTCCTTTCGCTATTACGCCGTCACAACGCAGTCAAGACGACCCAGTGCACGGGTATGTGGAATCCACAGACCAACACCCCAGTCAAACAGGACGTTGTGCATGATTCCGTTTTCGTTGCTGAGACCAAGATACTTAGGCTTGAATGGCTCGGATTGCCATCCTGTCACGTATCCAGTGCCGTAACGTACTGCAAAGATTGACGTTGCCTTAGCGTTAGCCAAAGAGCCAATCGTCTGGTTGTTGCTGATGATTGGTGTAGTACCATCCGCCTTACGACCAACAGTACGAATCGTTGCAGACTTGTACTTCTCTACAGGTCGATCATAGGAATCCTGCGTGATATCAAATCCCGCGCCGATTCCCATGATACGAACAGCCATTTCCATTTGACGCTTTGCAAGTTCCGACATGTACAGGACAATGCCGTCGCCATCAGGGCTATTCATGTTGTCAAAAAGGTTCTGGATGTCTGCAAAGAACTTGTTTGCGTTTGCAGTACCAACACCACTACCAGCAAACAAACCTGTTGTTGAGTTCGCCGAGATGTCCTGTGAAGCAATAATCATTTCCGATGGAATGTCATAATCAGCCGCGTTTCGAAGGCGGTAGTTTAGACCTGGAAAACAATCAGCGCTATTTCCGCCGGATGACACCGACGGATCGTTGTTAATGAATTTGTCATTAAAATCATAAGCGAAACCTTCGAGGAACATCTGTACCTGTGCTTCGATTGGGTCGATGATGGAGTTTGGCTGATTCAGCAAACGTCGATCAACGGTCAACTTGTTGCGAACAAGATACAACTGCTCTTCGTAAGACTTAGGCTTACTGCGGAACGCGACTGGCTCCGAGTTAATACCAGTCCAGTTAGGAGCAGGAATGTTAGCGTTGAGGTAACGCATTCCGACCTGGCGGAGGGATGGGCTGGTGTGAAGCGGAACGTCCTTAAGCGCATTCCACGTCTTATGCAAACTTTTTGTAATCTCTTTTACAAGATTGTCGTTGGAGACGGCTGCATAGTCTGCAAGTGTCAGCGCTCCGTTAAAGTCAATTGCCATACTGTTTGTCCTTTATTTACTAGTCTTTAGATATACCTAGCAGTTGCGAAATGGCAGATAGTCCTCGTTGTGCAGCTTGAGGCTGTGCAGCTGGCGCTGGAGTCCTTCCGCTATTCATTGGAGTAACTGACCCACCCTTGTTTAACCTGTTAGTCAAATCTGGGAGTAAAGCTTGGGCAGTAGCCTTGACTATGTTGTGAACCTGCTGTGCAGCTTGTGATGGGCTTACGCCTGACTGCACTAGACTCGCAACTAAGTCTGGCGACCGCTTAGCAAGAGGATACTGAGTTATCGCTTCAGTCATCTGCTTATCAAGCATAAACTGTTGCACTTCACCCATCTGTCGCTCGTAGCGAAGACGCATGATTTCAGCTTCTTGCTGTGCGTACGCGCTCTGCGCATCAACGAGGTTTGCTTCCGAAAGCCGTTCGTAACGATCTCTGATTTCCTGCTCTTGCATTTGCATCTGTTGCTCAGCAAGGGCTTTTTGGACATCAGCCGCGTTGTTAAAACCTTGGGAACGCAATTCATCGATAACGCCTTTCCAATCACCTAGTTCACTAGATGTTGCATCGGCTTGCTTTGCGCGCTCATTGACCTCTCGGAACCGCTCGTACGGGACACTACCGGGCTTGTCACCTTCTAGGCCAAGCAACTCGTTAATGACATCATCCGCACTAGCATTGCTGACTGTATCTGCGTTTAACGCCCCTGTCGCACCACCTTCAGGACCGGCGGCGTCCTGAATGAATTCAGCAAAAGCTCCACCAAGGTTGGCGTCAGACGCTCCCGCTGGTGAATCGGGAGTTGGCATCACCATCTCGTCAGACATTAGTTGTTTTCCTTACTTTACCACAACAGTTTTATTTTTTGTTTGCAGGTCGTGGCTTCTGCTTTCCTCCGGAAGTAGAACTTTGTGTCGGTTCCGGAGAAACTGCTTGCATCGCCATAGCATGATTTATGTCTGCAATCTTCTGTGCAGCGTATTCTTCTTGCTTCTGCTGGCTTTGCATTTGCATCTTTGCTTGCTCCATCTGCGCCTTTTGTTCAGCCAGTGTGGTTTGCTTTTGCATATCTAGTTCTGCTCGATGACCCTCAGCTTCTGGGTCATACTGTTGACCTTGAGGTTGCTGTTGCTGTGCCATCATTTGCTGTTGTTGCATCTCCATCATTTGCTGTTGTTGCTCTTGCATCTTTTCAGCCTGCCGTGCAAGATGCTCAAGGATTTCGCCGGTCTCTGGTAACTGCAACATCTTGACTACCAATGCATTGGTTTCCGGGTCGGCCGGATCACCAAACAGTCCCATTTGCCGTAGCGCCGCAATCTTCTGCAACTTCTGGTCAGGGCTATCTTCTTGCGATGACCCAGGTACATAAACAACCTTATACAGACCACCTTCACGTATAGCCTGGAAGTCAACAATCCCTTGCTGTGCTGGAGACTTACTATTAATTTGGTCATCGACACTACCTACAAATGGAGCCGGTGCAAACTCTTTAACAAGAGCAATCTCCCACTCTTTAATCTTTGCGATACTAATCTCAATGTCAGCACGAATATACGAATGCTGAGTGTTATCCGCACGCTGAAGTAACTTAACGGATTCTGCTGGCGTACCTGCTTGCGCTTGCCCCTGCGATACATCGTGTAGCCCGGCAACATCCATCATGTCCTTTTCGATAGTCTGCATGAATGGGAATAGGTCGCCACTTATTCCGGGAGCACGAGTAATCTGTGGAGGATGACTTCCGCGATTGTAATAAACCTTCCGGTAAGTCCTGTTCTTATCTTCAATTTCATCGCTCGTGTTGTTGAATGAATCAGCACCAATGTTACTGTTCCGCTCAACTAGCACATAGTCTTTTGTTGTTTCAAGTTGTTCTACAGCGCGTGAATACAGCCGGTTGTAGGTTAACTGTAATGGACACAAATCAAAGCCAAGGCTGTGACCGTATGGAGTGCCAGATCGAGGTTGCCACCGCAGAGGCACAAATGGGAACTCATCCTTCTTTTCGTATGGCCATTCGCCAGCATAAAGCAACGCACTGTTAGTGCTTACGATGAATCGCCCATTAGGATATTGTTCGGTCGGCTTTTCCCAATACTCATACACGACAGCGGCTTTACGCTTGTGGTCTGAGTTATTCAATCGTGCCGATGATGGTTGCACCCATCCGTATCCTGTATTGCCTAAGCCTTCCAGATACGAATCCACATAACCCGCATTATCTCCAGCAATAGCATCAGGAACCACCTTCTTACCAGCGTCGCCGTAATTGTCAACAAACCAAGATAAAGGACGAATACATGCATGGATAATCCACCTGACTTGGTCATCTGTTTGAGCTACTGGGTCATAGTAGACGTTGAAGCAGGGGATAATTTGCTCTTCAACATCTCCTATCGCCATTGACTTAAAACCTGTGACAGAACCATCCATGATTGAATATTCAGGAACCACCTGCTCGGCTTTAGCATTCCACCACACCTTTACGAACGAAGTACCGGTCACGCAGGCCCAGCGCACGCGCTCTTTAGTTTGTGTCTCTCTGCCAAACTTCCTAGTGTAATGACCAGCAATGAAGTTTGCTTCTTCACTAGCCTTCTGGTCGAACTCGCTATAGGACAGTGGCACTGCTCGAGCATCTGGGGCGCATTGTGTAAGTTTGCCGACTACGCCATCAATCAGTGGGCGCATCTTGTTTACGGTAACGTATCGCGCGGCTTCGTTAGGGTTTTGTAGGTTTACCAAGTTTCGCGTTTGGCTATTAATCCTAAACCATTGCCTACCTTCAAAAAACGCAAGAGCTTGAGTCCATTCAAGTTCCATTTCGAGGCGTGATGTGTATGCTATATCGAATTGCTTCTTGACGTGAGCGACAACTTTTAATGCATCTTCTTTGTCGTTTTCCGGACTGACTTTCCATTCAGACTTGCTATGGTCAATAGACAAATCATCGTCTTTGTTCAGTAGAAGATTCTCTACATCAAAGCTTCCTGCCTGACCTTTTGGTTGAGGTGCTTGTAATGCAGTCATCTTTGGTTGTTGCGTACGCTGTATAGCAGCTTGCAATATTTCACGAATATCCATCACAAATACCTATTTTCCTTGTAATACCAGGGCGTTTTAACCAATGACTTTAAATACAAGTATATTGTAAATTGCAATGCCACTGAGCCAGCCAAAAGAAAACACGCAAGAATCGCAAGGGCAATCATAGGTAATCCTCGTTCTTAGCCTCTTTCAACCAGTGTGGCTTTGTCTTAGGATTTAGTACAACCTCGTCACATCGGACAGGATACTCACGCCACATAACCCCATAACGACAAGAGTCAAGAGCGTGGTCGCTCTTAGTTCCATTGTCGAGATCTTCTGGGTCTTTGGGGTCAGCCATCGCACCTTCTATTTCACGAATCAGGTTAGGACAACTGTTCCTCAAAATTCGGAACCTGGGTGTCACTACGCCGTCAGTCATGCGCGTAGCCGCAAACCATTCTTTGAGGCGTCTCCAGCCAGCCTTACGGTCTTTGACAGCACGTACTGCCGGCAGGCCTTTACGCCACCAAACCTCGACTGGGTACTCACCAATGCGTTGGTCGTACTTCTCTGGAGGGAATGTGTTACCCCAGTCAAACGCAATGGCTTCTAGTTTGGTGTTCCAGACTCCTCCTGGGATGTCCTTATCCACAGGAGCGGCCATGTCTCTAGCTCGCAGTAACTCCAACGCGGCGTCGGCTTGTTGACTAGATACCATTCCATTCTTATAAACTTCACCAATGACATAGACGTTCTCCAAATCGTCGGATGCATATAACAAGAATGCCGCAGGACTATTGGTTCCAAAGTCATGCGACGCCCACACGCGCCACCACGGTTTAACATCAACAATGTCTACAACATGCCAAGGGTTACCCTTTTCATCATGCTGTTTAAATTCAGGGAAGAATCGTCCGCCAACACCAACGTCATGCTGGCATTCACGCAAAAACGAAATGAGTCCATAGTCATCAATCTCACGCTGGCAGACTTCAAGTGACTTGTGTTCCCAAGATGCTGTGCCCCCAGTAATCTTGTAACCCATACGACCGTTCTCTTTTTCAATAGGTTCGTATCGGAGATCGATAACTGCTGGGACGATTGGACTTTGGATTCGGTTTTGGAGCATGTCAAGTTCACCAGAGATGACTTGGCTCATGACTGAGTTTGCGTGGATGCGGTTTTGAACAAATACAATAGCGCAGTCGTTTGACTTTGCAGGAAGAATTGTTTGCGTTATCGTGGCAATTTTTTTATCCACGCGAGTAACACTGTCATCAAGTTCGTCAATGTCATCCAAAATAATAAAATCAGGCCGTAGGTGATCCAACTTAACACCGCGAGCACCAGTGTCAAGGCCAAAAGCCAATACGTTAAATCCATTTGCGGTTCTGAGCTTTGACGCATTCCAGCCTTTTGAAAAGCCATAACGGTTCATAGCCCTTTCGATGCCACACCGTTCCATCGTAGTTGCAATGTCTGTTACGTGGCGGTCAGCAGCTTCTTGCGTTGAACATACATAGAGAAGAAATCGCCTTGACCCCTTGACGGCGATACGGGCAGAGATAAGTTCCATTGTGGTACTCTTCCCGCCTCCACGAAACCAGCACTCTATAAGCGCTGGCGGTGGCTCACCCTGAGCAATGTTCTCAGCCCACTCCCAGGCGCGCTTGTGGTGTTCACCTAGCCCGGAGCTTGCTGCGTGTGGAGCATATGTCTTCAGCCACTTCTGATAGTCTAATTCGGCGCCGTTAATGGAATATGCCCTCCCGCTGTTGTAGTCACCTGTGTCGATAATGTCCTTTAGCCTAGCGTCCATTGCTTCCAATAACGCATTTGCCAACGGTTTGTCGGGTCGTGCAAACTGTTTAAAGCGTTTAGGCGTTAGTTTCTCTAGGTCTCTAAGATTCACTTATAATCTCCGCGTCAAGAACCTCTTCATCAGGCGACTGATAAACCTTAAGTAACTTTTGAAATCCTGCTTGTATGGCAATCAGTTCCTCTGACGACCGCACATTATCTTTGACAATTTCCAATACCTGCATGACCAAGGAAAATGCTTGGTCAATCTCCAGAGTATACGCCTTTGCGTGCATCATTCTTTGTTCTGCTTCAACAATTTCTACACGCTTGTCAATTAATTCAATGACATCGCGACTTGCGTCATACATAGAAAGCGTATCTGTCAGCACGTCTCCAATTTGCTCAAAGGCATCTACGAAGTCTGGACTACCTAATTTACTGTGGGCTAAGCCATAAGCCGCTTGGACTTTCTTGTATTGGTCAATCCCAACACCTTCGGATGCGGCTTCTGCACGCTTATCCATAATGGCAGTAATAAATGCAGCGTCATCTTTTAGGCTAAACAAGTCTACGTCTTCACGTAATTCATCAATTCGCTCCAGTAACTTTTGACCGACAGTACTAAAACGCTTGCGATTATTGCTTTGCAACCCCGTAACGAAATTGGGGTGTGCGGGTCCAATCAGCGATTTGCCGCCGTGATACTGGCAGTAATCTCTGCCCTTCATTGCACGTGCATTACAGTGCCGAGTCGTGCCACTTAGTGCATCTTCAACTACGATGCCATTGCATAACTTTGTTTTTGTCGAACCATTAATCTTATAACGTTTACCGTCGATAACTGTAATCTCTGACATAAAGTCATATTACCGCCGTCTGTCCCAACTGTTATAGCCGTATCCGGTTTGTTTTCCGCCAGTAAGTCTTGACGCTTGCACTTGATTTTCAGGGCTTGTGAAATCTCTTGGCATACTCCCAAACTCTACGCCTGTTCTTAAAACGTCCGCGCCAGTTGCACCATACTTTCGTTTTGCATCTTTTATGCGTGCTTCTATTTGCTTTACAGACAATCCTGTACGCTTACCTTCTCGAACGATGCCTGATGTAATTGCTGACAGTTCTGCTGCTCGTTTCTGCGCAAGTCTCCATACGTCATCAGCGTTGTCATGCCCAAGGTTGACGTTTTTGTTATGCTCGTATACGCCTTGGTTATACTCTCGATCATAGTCGTCGTATGCTTCGTCTGCACCATGATGAATTGGAATTTTGTATCGATCTGGTGAATTAATACCAGGAAGGTTAACGTCTCTTGCTACGACATTAGCAAGTTTATTGACGGCATTGGCCTTTAATAGAAACGGCATCGATCCAGGTATTGGTAGTGACGCGGCATCCATGACCGTTTGTGCTGGAACATCTAAGACGTCAGCAAGCCCACGAGTTGCAGCCGCGTATTTGCCTTCTGGGTCATATGCACTATGGAATAGGTCGCGAGCCGCATAAGGGTCTAGGATTTCCCTGCCTTTTGCTATGACGTCTTCCCATCCACCTTTTGCTTTTGTGATTGTAGCCCCAGTCCGCCCACCAATCCCATTTGCGGCCATTTGCCTTGCAGGTTTAGTTGCTGTATTGGCACGTTGTAGTAAGCCTACAAGTTGTGTTAATTTATTTCGCTGGGGCATTGTATTTTAACCACAGTGCCGCAGATGCAGCACCACTCTGACCTGGCTTTGATGTGATTCGCTTGGCTTCGTTTATCTTGTCTTCTTTACTCATGTATGAGTATTTGCTATCAAACAAATCCATCACTTGTGTTTGTATTGCTGTAGGCGCTGGCAAGCCAGCCGGTTGCGCTGGTCGCCCACCAGACTGGGCTGGCTGTTGTGGGCCTGATTGCTTTACTACATCTTCAACCATTTTGTCCGCAGCATAGTTGTCAGCAGCACCTTTAATTGTAAGCCCACCGACCATTACGCCTGTGCCAATCTTTGTGCCTAGTGGCGCTCGTGCAACACCACGCACAATATTCCTGCCAGCCGATTTGACCGCTTGCATGCCAGTTCCTGGAACTGTGACTTTAGGAAGGAGTCTTTTTAATCCAGTTGGTTGCAGTTGCTTTACTGCTTGTCGATAAGCACCTTGTCGTTCCGGATATGTTTCTGGACCTACAAAGTTATTGCTTTGCGTTGCCATAGGACGTGTTCTTGTCACAGGTTCAGGTGCAGGTTCTACGGGTGGCACTGGTGGGTAAACTGACGATTGCATTTGCAACTCACGTTGACCAGTAATAGCAGATGGGTGCCCTTGAGGTAAACGTTGAGCTATCTCATTGAATGATGTTCGCGGGCCGTCAGCAAATCCTTCATTTGTAATTAATGAAGACGTAGGCGCTGTTGACCCTAACGCGCCCTGTCTTATTGCGGCAGCACTTGTCCCTTGCCCAACCATGTTAATTCTGCGTTTACCGTCTACGCTGTCAATTTGTGGCATCAACCCGCCTGCAGCTACATGCTGGGACGCAACATCTTTTATGACTTGCCTTCTACCGACTTTGTCTTGCGCTTGACTCAGGACAGTTTGTTGCACTGGCACTATTAGTTGATTTATGGCTTCACGCATTTGCAATGCGGATGCACCTTTGCCCAACTTTGACGTTATTCCAACATCTGGATTAAATACGATTTCGCCAAGTAAATATTGTCTGCCATTTATATTTACTGGCAATTTTGTGATTGGCATTTTAGGGTCAAACTCTAAAACGCTTAGTCCAGTCAGCCGTTTTACAGCAGCCTTTTGCTGTGGGTTTAACGAGCCTATAGTAAACTTGCCTGATTCGTCAAGAATGCGACGTTGGTACAAATCATCGATTGCCCGGTTAGTACCAAGAGCATTACTGATTAATGACCCACCGCCAGCAAGTGACCCAACAACTCCAGCGCCACTGCCAATTATTCCCAGTAAGCCGGCGAGCTCCTGTTTCTTTTTTTCATCCATGTCAGCCTCTAAATCTAGATTGGCGAGCCTGCGGATTCATCAAGTTGTTGATACTGCGCCCGGCTCCGTTCTGTTGACGTGCCTGCATAAGCCGATTTAGCCCACGCATAGGCATATGAGTAGGCATAGAGTTATTGGGCATGACTGCCTTAATCTCTTCTTTTGTCGGAGTGGCTTTACCGTCTTTAGGTTTACCGGGCACAGTATTCATCACTTACCTCGCTTTGCACCCATCACTGACATCATGCCCTTACCCTTGCCTTGGCTAGAAGGCTTCATGCCTTTCTTGTCCATCGGGTTGTTTTTACCATTGCATTTCATGCACGCCCCGCCAAACATAGGGCTTCCACATTTCTTACACATCGCCATATTTTGCCTACTCTCGTCTGCCTGACCCATGCTCTTTTGATTCAATTTTAAGCATCTGAGCATATGTGGGCGCCCGTTTTAATCGATGTTCTTTTTTCTCAATCTGCGACAACTCCTTAGTAGTTGGCGTGCTCTTGAGACCGTGTTCCGATACTTCCCGCGCAAAAAACTTTTGCCTAGAAAGATGGTTCACGTGTTTCTCCATCTGATTAATGGCCATGTTACTTAGGTTTCATCACCGGTTTCGCACCATCAGCCTTCAAGGCTTTTGTCATAGGTGCTTCATACGTAGACTTCTCAGCCTTCGCACCAGTGCTTGTAGTCTGACGACCTGCTACCTTACCTCGGTTGAATGCATCAAACTTAGCATTCTCAGCCATGTTCTTATCGTAGGCGCCTTTGATTGCCATTGCAGAGCCAACGAGTGTTGCTCCAATTCCTACGCCCTGTGAGCGACCACGGCTCTGAGATCGAGCGTGCGCGGCACGTCCTGGGGCAACAGCCGCCTGAGCCGCTGTTTGCGGACGCCGGGTGCCTGGCACAGCGCCCCTCGAATAGTCGGAGCGATTCATACCGCGCTCGCCACCAGGGTTCGCACTTTTAGGAGGAGTATCTCGTCGCATTGTTTCTTGTTCCTTTCACCCGATTAAGGCACGGGTTAGCACTTCTTGGATTTTCCTGAGCCGTACTCAGCAGATTCATGTTTCTTCATAGCACTAGGAGACAAACCCTTCTTGCTATACTCTTTCTTTTCCATCTTTTGCATGGACTTCTTCATGCCAGAATGCGCACCAGTCTTGATGCCCATCATTTCAGCCATCGACGCTTTTCTCATTAACAGTCCCACGCTCTCAGAGATTTATTGATTCGACTATTTGGGTCACGTGCAGTTTTGGCTGACGTGTTGACTCTCTTCATGCCTTCCATACGGGCACAAAACGACTTTCGCCGTCCTGCGTCTTTAGCAGTCTTAGGATTAGGCGCCGGCGGCTTAAGGTTTGCACCAGTGGTCTTCTTAAAATGAGCACGCCCTGCCGCATTCAAACCACCAGCCGGATTTTGGTATTTCTTGACGACTCCCATGTTCACCCCGTAAGCAGGTATGCTATAATCTGCGATTAAACACAACTGGATTGTACATTAAAGGAGTCCTATATGGAAGAATCACGTGAAGGCATGTACTTTGACGGATTTACATGGCGTTCTCACGATGAGGTTCCTGCTGATCGCGAAACTCGTACTGACGTAGTCTATGATTTGTCGGAGCGTGAACGTCAGATATTGGGCATGATGCCAAGTAAGTTAACTGCTAAGCAGATGGCTGTGAATCTCGGTATTAGCCACAGAACTGTACAGTTCCACATGGACTCTATGTATTGGAAACTTGGATGTAGTGGGCGTGATGCACGAACTCAAGCGTGTAACAAAGGACGCAAGTTGGGTTATATCAAATAACCTGTGGTTTAATTGGCTTGTACGATTTTAACGACAAGTTGATAAAGAAGAACACCCCGGCTTTACCCACCGGGGTGTTTTGCATTTATGCGAATGGATCTTCGATATCGTCGGTTTGGATTGACCGCTGAGGCGCTGGTGCATCACCTGTACGCTCTTTGAATTCCAGTGGAGTAATCTTATCCACGGTAATCTCAACAACCTTTCGGTTTGACCCGTCTTTCGCCTGGTACTGTCGCATCTTCAAACTGCCTACAACTCCAACGAGTTGTCCTTTTTGCAGATACGTACAAGCAAAGTCAGCGTTCTTGCCAAAGCAGACGGCGTCGAAGAAGTCCGTTTCCTTTTGATCGCGTCCTTTACGGTCGACAGCAATACTAAGTTTTGCTATGGGCATGGCACCTGTAGTTTGTTTAAACTCAGGAGCTGCACACAGTCTTCCGGTAAGCGTTACGCAGTTAATCATTATCCATATCTTCCAGTGCAAGTTGATCTAAGTGTTTGCATACGTGTTTGCAGACTGAATCTGTCAGTGTTCGGCGCAATTCCAATGCAACAAACAGACCCTGCATATAGTTGGGTTCCATGCCCAGTACGTCTGCAATCTTTGGAATCATCGTGGTGATTGGCATGCGTTTTCCGCTAAGCCAAAGTGATGCTGTCGATTCGTCTACGCCTACTTGTTCCGCAAACATACGTTGCGTCAAACTTGCTCTATCGCACAAATAGTGAAGCCTTGTGCGTTTTACATGTGGTCTTGCCATGTTATACCTTTCAGATAAGTATCTTGTGCCTTAACACAAGATACTTTACCACGAACTAAAAGTCTATTGTGATAAACCCGCCGAACTCACCAAGCTCAGACCAGTCACGCACTTTTGGGTACAGCCCATCACCATCACGGTCGACGTATTTATCGTCAGCCATTTCAGGGGATGTGTTTCCTTCGACGGTAAGTACTCCTGACCCGTCTGCGCGTACAACGTCAATCATGCCCATGTGTGCATGCCTGCCAAGTGTCTTAAAGTAAAAGCATACGATGTCGCCTTCACGCAACTTACTTGGCGCAGCTTTGGCATCTTTGACAGATATCCAGTTGCCTGTACGCTTTGCCCATCGAACCCAGTCAGGCGTGTATCCTGTTCGAGGCATAGACGTATCGTAAGTCGTCCCCAAATCTGTCGCAGCTTGCTTCAGTCTGTAACGGACGTGAGCAACACACCAGGGCGAGCCTGGTGGAAGAGCAGGACTGCAACTTGCAAGATATGCCTCAACCTCCTTGCCACGATTCTCTCCACCCTTTTCAATTACGCCCAGGTTCAGGCGTGCGTTGGCGATAGCCTTAACTGCAATTGGTCGGTCCACTATTCATCCTCCTCCAATGTTTTGCTGTTTCATTGCTTGTAGCGTTTGGGCACTCGCCTGTATACGCAAGCACTAACTCTGTGACGAACGCGGTGAACTTCTTGTCGCGAGTTACACAATACGTCAGATACCAGATTGCCTTGCACAAATCTTTTGCGTACGTAGTTCCAACTTTCTTTCCGCGACGTTGGATGTACTTTAGTGCACTGAACTCATATCGTGTGAGTTCCCACGAATCAGATACTTCGATAGCGTCAATGTCATTGCGTCCGTAGTGCTCATTGAGACCATGGACAATATTTGACTTACCTTCCTGTTGATCCAAATCCTTTTTCTCCTCTGTTAGTTTCTTCCCCAAAGAGATCTCCTGTGTGGAGTTGTGCGAGTTCTGCCCTTGTGACGGGACTGAGCGATACCTGAGCAATCCGTGACCCCCTGCAAATGTGTTCTACGTTTTCCCCGAGATTCATCAAGATGATTTTGAGTTCCCCTTGATAGTCTTCATCGATAGTTCCTGGTGAGTTCAACACAAACAATCCGTACGTTGCGGCAAGTCCACTGCGCGAGCGGATTTGCAACTCGTAGCCAGTAGGGATACTGAACTTGAGAGCCGTAGGAATGATTGCCCACTTACCTGGATGAATAGACACAGGCTTCTTTACTGCCGCGGCAATATCAAAGCATGCCGCGCTACCTTTATACTCAGGTAGAGGTACAGCATAAGGCTCCAACCCGTGCCCCATCACTTCATAAACCAACTTCATAAACTTTCCTTTTGTATCCTTTCGCCAATCCACTTCATCACGGGCACAGCCATAGAATTGCCTATTGCTTTGTATCTGCCCGAATCTGACTCTTTACCAGGCGCTTTCGCCCAACCATCTGGCATACCTTGTAAGCGCTCGCATTCGGTCGGAGTGAGCCTCCTAACCACCATGTCCACTGACAAGTATTGGTCTTGTGACGTGGATATAGTAAACGCTTTGTCGTCTTGCCCTAGATACCCTTTGCCTCCGCCTTCGCATCCGCCACGCACCTTGAATGTATGCGCTACGCCATGCACGCCTGTAGCATTGAGAGTGTACATTGGGCCACCAACTGTAAACCCATTACCATTGCCACCGTTCTCAGGTTGTCTTCCTATGGTGTTTTCAGCGAGCGCAATAGGTTGGACTGCCAGCATAGTGCTGCGTATGTCACCCAAGTCAAATGTATTTAGAGTGTTCGCAACTTCGTCTTCCACCCACGTTTCATGATCCTCAGTACTCTGAGCACGCCGCGACTTAACAGGTCCAGTGACTCTGCTGTCGTTTGGATGATGGTCATACATTACCGTTACGAGGTTGTAGGCTTCGTCTCCGGCTGGTCCTCCTGCTCCTTTAGCCCACTTACTGCTAACAGTGCCTGTTTTAGTAGCGGTGGGAGTGACTTGCCGCGTTTTTCTGCTCTCCGAAGGATGCCTACGCACGCAGTCGGACTCAAATAGTACTTTTCCGGCACGTCTTGGATCTCCTGAAGAATGTCCGACAAGAAAGATTCTTTGGCGTCTTTGGGGCACGCCGAAGTACTGAGCGTCCAAGACCCGATAGGACCACCCATACCCGAGTTCTGAAAACGCCCCGAGGATGGAACCAAAATCCCTTCCTCCGTTGCTTGACAAGACACCGGGTACGTTTTCCCAGACAACCCATTCGGGTCTAAAGAAATCAACCATACCAATAAAGCCCAAGGCGAGATTGCCTCGAGGGTCTTCCATTCCTTTTCGCATTCCAGCAACGGAGAATGCTTGGCATGGAGTTCCTCCAACGATAATGTCAACTGATTCTCGGTCAATGTCCCATTCCTTGTACCGGGTCATATCCCCGTAGTTTTTAACGTCAGGAAATCTATCCGCAAGTATCCTACATGGATACGGTTCAATTTCCGAAAAGCCTACAGGCGTCCATCCAAGGTCATGCCAGCCAAGACTAGCTGCTTCAACCCCTGAACACACACTCAAATATCTCACTTAGTCCCACCCTCGTATGGTTTTCCGTGTCCGTTAGAAACTAGCAAGTCACTAAGCAAGACTCCGTCTACCATCACCTCGGCCAGTATACGTCCATATTTGTCTTGGCGCTCAAATACTTTGACTACAATGCTTTTAGATGTTTGCAGTTTCTGTTCAGTAAACGTTTTTGCCACAACGCCTTCAGGAGTGTTCTTTTCAGGTGAGTTCACGTGCATGACGCGCACAGATTTGTCCATTAGAAAGATGCCAAACCCCAGGTCAACGTTTGCTACGAACGTGTCTCCGTCGATGACCCGCAGATATTTAGCCTTATATTCGTACATTAGTCGTCGTCCTCTACGTCATCAGCATCAAGGCTTATACGCTCGTAGGCAAACTGCACCAAGCCATATGCAACGATGTCGTCGCAGTTACGAGCAAATGACACACGTGTTCCTTGGCTAAACATACTTGCTTCGCGCATTAGCAAAACCACGTCAACCCCTGCTGATCGAGACTCTTTGATTAGCGCATTGAAGCTTTCAGCAATCTCTGCATAGGTTCGTGGAATTTCATCATCCTTCATTAGTCACATCCTTTTTGTTGGCTTCAACAATATGGTCAAACACGTCTTTGCGCATAAACATAACTGCGTTCCCTTTACTAAAAGTTGCATCTTTTAACTTATTAGTAAAGGGTTTAGCGAAGGCGACTAGTTTAGTCTTCTTCTGGCCACTTTTCATTAGTGCTATTCCTTGTCATAACAGTGCGCCTAGCAGTAATAGTCTTATAACGATGCACAGCAATATGCACAGCCTCAATCATCTCGTCAAATCTAGGGTTGTTTATCTGCCCTGAGTTAATGACCCTACCTTCATCTTCCATGACAAACTTAACAAACGGCTCATCCGGATTTGCATTGAAGTAAGAGACTAGCATGCCAGCAGCTTCATACAAATCAGGATCAATATCTGGGTCCGTCTTACACACCGGTACAATTTTGAACGTCATTCCACTACCTCCACATGAGCCATGTCCGAAAATTCGTCTGACATCAACACAACCCAATCCTTTGCTGTCAAATCCTCCAACGTCAAGTCCAGCGTATACATGATGATCTCGTAATCGTCGCCGTGGTCACCTCTAAGCACACACTTTATGAACCACTTGTTTTCTACGTCGTAATAACAGTAATTTGTCCACTCAGAACGCTTAAATCCCCAGCCCTGCTTGATGTGATCGAGGCACGCAGACAGCGACGTAGGCTTCAGATTGACAATTCCTTTACTCATAGCTGTTTTAATGCGGTATATGTGCGAGCTGCTTATACCAAATTGCCAAGCAACAGACTGTGGCTTAACGCCTAAGTCCAACATGCGCCTTATGGCAATTACTTGCTCATCACTGAGCTTCTTGCGTCTGTCCATTTTCCTTCTCCATAGCCTTATACTTCTCAATCACTACACGAATCGCATTGTCGCCCCACGGAACAGTCATCAATGGACTAGGAACACCTAGTTCAATCAACGCCTGACTCATCTGGCGCCTAGTCATACCCTCTTGGTACCAAATCCAAATCACTTCCTGGATACCCGCAGGTATCTGATCGATCAACCGC